ACGAACCGTCCGCCTGCGTCACGGGTGCCGTACACGCAGTCGTCGTACACGTCGTCAACGGTGCCTCGGTGCAGGATGCCGTCTTTGTCGCGCCACTGCACGCGGTTGCCTGGCTTGAACTCGAACTCGCTCATCAGTGTGCTTCCTTTCTCTCGTCCCCGGCCAGCGCGGCGCCTTCCACCGTGATCGTGTCGCCGTCGCGCACGTCCTCAAAGCGGAGGGGCGCCGGGTCGGTGACCCTGGTGAGGTTGTGCAGGTACTTGACGGTACGAGCGCCGGTCCCCTCCTTCATGCGGACATAGACGGCCGGGCAGTTGCCTATGGTCGAGTGAAACACCTCACTATCGACGGTGCCCAGCCAACCCTTTTCGGTGCGGACCCGCACGCCCTTCTTGAACTCGGTCATAGTGTGATCCTTTTCTCGTTGATGCCGGCGGCTTGGCTGGTCGTGGTGCTCACTGGCCACCGCCCTGCGCTGCCAGGCGGCCCGCCCGCCGCTCCGCGATCTCGATGCAGCGCGTGCAGGTAATGTCCAGCTGCGTGATCGTGTACCGCGTCCGCAGATGGTTCTGAGCGCCGGTCCGGCACAGCGGCAGCAGATGCATCTCCGGGCCGTCCTGCGGCGTCGCGGTGTGCACGGCCCCGCCACGGATGGAGACACAGTTCTCAAACTCGTTCATTTCGGAGCCTCCCCTTTCTGTGGCCTTGTGAGAACTACTCTACAGGTGTAGATACACCCTGTCAACAGTACCGATGTGGTCTGCGCCACACTTGCCGGGTGCATGTACACTAGCGGCGTGCCTAACCAGCCGAAGACACCGCTCCGGGCCATCCGGATCGAGGACGCGTTGTGGCGTGCCGCGCAGGCAGCCGCCCACAACCAAGGGGAAACCGTCTCGGAAGTGGTGCGGCGTGCCTTGCGCGACTACGTACGCCGATCGGAACGGGGTCTAGCTCACGGCGGCCCGCCGGGACGTTGAGGTCTCGCCCTCCGTTCGGTTGATCCTCGCCGCAATCAACGGAAGATAGTCCGCCTCACGCTCGATACCGATCACGTCGAAGCCCTCCAGGAGCGCCGCCTCAACGGTCGTACCGGACCCCGCGAACGGGTCAAGTACGACGCCGCCTGGCGGGGTGACCAGCCGGACCAGCCACCGCATCAGAGACAGCGGTTTGACGGTCGGGTGGGCTACGCCGTCCACGACGGGGCGTTCCTTCTTCGGTGCCTTGGCGGCGTAGTGAAACACCTTCCCGTTGCCCGACTTTTCCGGACCCAGGGCAGCGCCGAAGACCCGGTTCACTAGCGCCTCGTGATCCGGGCCGTGATGGTCCGGGTTATTCGCCAGCGCACGAGCCCCCACCCTCGCAGCACCGAGCAGGCTCCGCCACTCGCTCTCCGTGAGTGCAACGCTTCGGTGTTCATTCCGCGCCACATAAAAGAACCGGGACGCGCCGCCGACATCTTCGGTTCCTGCCCCGCCCGTTGACTGCTCGGAGCGGGTCCAGGTGCCGTACACCTGATTCGTGCCGGACGCGTGCTGTGTCATTCCAACGCGACCCTTGAGCGTCCCACTTTGCCGGTCGAGCGCGGCTGCCTGCGACTCGTCCAGCACCACGTTCGCGGGCCAGCGACCCTCGGGGTTGCCCTCGCTCACGAACGTCTCGCCGGGGGACTTGTTGCCCCACTCCTTTGGCTGGGGCCTCGTGCCCTGGGGACGGCCCAGGTTCTCTGTCGTCCCGATCCGACACCCGTCGATGTTCAGCGCCCCGGTGCCGTGCTCTAGCACGTTCGCCGCGACAGTGCCAACCAGCGGCTTGCGGGCCACCACGATCGGTTCGAACGCGGGCTTCAGCGCGGTGCCCCAGCCCTGCCAACGTTCGGCGTCCGGGGTGGCGGGGGCGGTCACGTCGAACGCGCCAGTGGAGGTTTCGACGCCGCGCAGGCCGCCCATGCCGTAGGTCTTGCCGCTCACGCCTGCGCCCACGACCTCACGCTCGGCCTCGACACGCTCCACCAGTTCCCGGAAGCTATCTGACAGCCCAAGCAGGGGCCGCAAGATCGCCCAATCGACCAGCGTTGGTACCCGGGCAAACCCCGGGCTCTCGCTCTCGTAGTGCTCGCATTTGGTTGCCGCTCCAAGTCGAGCATTGACCTCGGCACGGCTCAGCCCGACGGCCTCCCGACGCTCTCGGATGTGCCGACCGAGCGCGTACCGGTCTTCGAACCGGCGTCCGTTGGCCTTGTCGATCGCCTTGCTCACATCCAACGATTTCGGAAACCCGCTGCCGTACATCCACGCGATGGAGTCTCGAATCTCAAACCCGGCATCCTCGATCGCCACCGCCAACCGATGCCACGTCCGCGACCCGCCGAACGCCAGCAGATGCCCGCCAGGCTTCAATACCCGTAGGCACTCCTCGGCCCACTCACGACCGGGCGGGAGCGCGTCCCACTGTTTACCCATGAAGCCGAGCCCGTAGGGTGGGTCGGTGACGATGGCGTCTACCGAGTCGGGTTCCATCTCGCGCATGGCTTCGATACAGTCGGCGTTAATGATCTTGGTCATGCGCCCTCCTTCATCTCCGTCCATCACGCCCACCTCGGGGACTCGCGGAGCGGAGTAGGAATGTTGCACTCGGTGAGTGCTTCAATGGCGCGCTGCTCAAGGGTGTCGAGTCCGGCGTCATTGATGATGGTGTAGTCGAAAGCGATACCGTCGAGCGCGGTCTCGGAGGCGTGCCGGTCACCATCGTCGGGCCGCCCGGGGCGGACAACCAGGATGACGGTGCCGCCGGCCTTGCGGATGGCATCTACCTCGTTGGGGAACCGTACGTCGGGCACGACGACGCCGCGGAGGGCCACAAGGGCCGAGTCGATCTCCATCATGGCGGCGCGAATCCAAAAGGACCGGTCGCGGGCGCGGACACTGGTGCCAAGCTCCTGCAAGAACCTCCGCACCTCGGGAAGGATGTCCTTGGCACGCTCCCACCCTACGTCCTCGACGACTTCGGATAGGCGATAGGTGTTGTAGTCCAGCGGCTCGATGAAGGGGTTGATCTCCAGCGCCATCTGCTTAAGCTCGTCAGCGAACCCGATACGCTGGAAGCCGAAGGGCTCCAGGGCCTTCGCAACAGTGTCCTTGCCGCTGCGCTTCTTCCCTGCGATACCGACGAGCGGCATGGGGCCTGCGTAGCTCATGACTACTCCTCTCCGTGGTGCCGGTAGGTGAAGCCGCGGGACCACGCCGGCGGCGGCCCGGGCAGCGACGGGACAGGCTCCGCGACCGACTGCGCCAGGGTCGCGATCAGGGCACGAACGTCCTCCGCCTCCAGATGCACCTCCCCGCCGCTGCCGGCGCGGATGACCGCACGGATGATGTGGGTCGGCGGGTACACGTCGACGCGGAGGCGATCACCTTCTTCGTCGATGATGTCGAGCCGGTCCGAGACCGGGCGGAAGTGTGTCATGTTCCTCTCCTTGATCATCTGAACCAGCTCGTCCACACCATCCACAAGGCCAGTGGCGAACTGGTACATCACGTCCCACCGCTCCACCTCCGGGTCCAGCAGGATGAACCCGGGCCGACCCCGACCGATCATGTAGCCAAGCTCCAGATGCGCCGACTTACCCGCCGGTGCAACCAGCACGGCCGCATCAGCCCGGTCGAGGTGGTACTTGTCAAACTCGAACACGTGCCGGGCGGCATACCCGCCGAGCGCCTCCAGATACGTTCGGCCACGCGCCTTCTCGTAGTCGCGCCACGCATCATCGGCGTCCGGCCCCGCCGCATACCAATCGTCGAACACGTCGAACCCAGCCTTGCGGAGCGCCGAAGCAACCTCGGTGACTTTCGGGTTGCGCAGCGATCCGATGATGTACAGCTTCACTTGTCACACTCCGGGCATTTGATCTTCGGACAATCCTTGGTGGCCTTGCGGCGCTCCTTGGCTAGCCAGCGGTCGAACTCGGCGCGGGCCAGCCTCCGGTAATCCTCGTCACAGAAGAACGCGAACTCGCGAGACGCGAGGTACGCCTCGCGCACCACGCTCCTGCTCGGCGTGTAGTCACTCATCTC